AATTTTACTTTTTCTCGCTTTTTCTATTTTGCCTCCTAGACCAACTTCACCATCAGTCAACTCTTTATCTGTTAAAAAATTTTCAACAATTTCAATCTCCGCCTCATTCAAAAATCTATCAACTTTAACAGAATGAGTAAACAAAAATTCTCTAGATAGGGAAAAATTTATCAATTTATTATAAGGCATTATTCAATACTTTCCATGTTGATAGCTTCGACATATAACTCACGCATAATTTTTTTAAGTTTATCAGATTCAATGTTGGTTGTCAACCCATCAATATACTTATTCAGAATCGTTATTGTATCTTCTGCCTGGTCTATGACTTCATCATCACCATTAAGAATTGAATCTGAAAAGTCCTCAACAACAACTACATCAGCAGCGCCAGCTTTAACAAGATTATCCAAAACAAAATCAAACATGTAAGAATTGTTTTTGTTTATGGTGACAATTTTTACATACGTGTCTTTGTGCTGGGTATAATTATAGTTCTTCCAGAAATCGAAGTCTTGTACCGAATCATCATACTGTACTTTATAAAACATTTTGTTCGGGTTAGGAACGAATGTCACCTCTCTGGTTTCCGTATCAAACACATGGAAGCCTCTCTGGTCATCGTAGTCCGCCCATGTTATTTCATACTGGTTACCCAAGTATGTGATAGTTCCGTTTGTAGATTTGTGGTGAAAGTGTCCTGAAAGAACCATGTCAAATCTATCAAACAATTTGCTATCAAGACCTTCATGGCAAATGTTGCCTCGGTCCATTTCAAAACCTGCAATCTCAAAGTGACCGAAAACAATTTCACTTACAGAATTTTTCAATGCATCTAATGATTGGTCATAGTTGCCACTATTAATCCAAGGCATCAATAGAATAGGCAAACTACCATATTCTTTCAGTGCAGGTTCAGTGAATACACTGATGTTACCATAGTGGTCGAACAACTCGTTCATCGCATTAATTTCATTCGTGTTCTTGTATGTCACATCATGATTACCAACAAGCACATCCATGGTGATGTTTTCTTTTTGTAGAACGTCAAAGAATCTTTTGCGCCATTGATTAAGAATTACATAGTTAATAAATTTTCTGCGGTCAACTACGTCACCCAAATGTATTACATGAGTGATGTTATTCTCTTTCAAGTAGGGAAAAAATGTACCTTCCCAAAACTTGAAAAAGAATTCGTTGAACAACAGACTGTCTCCTCGCGCTCCCGCATGAGTATCATTTATTAAGGCCAGCTTCATAGTGTAGGTTTACTTGCAACTCTCTTACGCAATTCAGTTGTGGAAAAACTGTGCTTTCTTTCGTTGTAGTATATCTTAATTCCTCGTTGTTCGCAAACTTCTTTACCGGTATATTGTTTGTCTCGGTATTCTTCACCAATAATCCGAATAGAAATGGGCAAGAACATCAACAAATCCTCAAGGTCTTTTTCTGTTTGGTAGACAATGATTTCATCCACAAACTTAACTGCCTTTAGCTGTACATATCTCTCAACAATAGACTGAACAGGTTTGTTTTTTGTTTCTCTGTCTATTGATGGGTCAATTTGCAATCCCACAATCAAGTAATCACATATTTGTTTGGCTTCAGCTAACATTAATATGTGACCAGCATGTAGCAAGTCAAAAGTAGAACAAGTAAATCCTATTGGCTTTCCATTCATCTCATCAGGTAAAACTAGCATAGTATACTCCAAAAATTATAAGTTGTCAGGCAATTCTTTAATTATTTCAGGCAATTCTTCCAAGACAACATCTTCTTCAATAAACTTGTCTAGACCTTTTGCCTTGGTTTTTTTCTTTGCTTTTTTCTTTTCTTCAAATGTCTGAATGAATTCGGAAATGTTATCGTACAAAACAAACTGTTTTACATTGCCTTCAGAATCTTCAAAGAGTTCTGCTTCATCCAATATGCCAAATTGTTCAGTTGCCTTATACTTGACATAAAGTTGTTTCTTTTCTTTCTGTATTCTTCTTAAGAATGCAAAGTAGATAATCTGTGTGAAGTATGCAAATGGATTGGTTGACTTTGTTGGGTCAAAGTTCCTAAAGTACATGATACAGTTTTCAATGCCGTCACATATCATTTCTTCTCGAAAAGAATATGAAATAAAGTTTGGCTTTCTGGATAAGTGATTTGCAATTTTCAGAAAACATTCTCCAATATAATTAGGTACAATTGGTTCTTCTCTGTTTTCTTTTTTTGCGATATCACAAGCTTGCTTATAATCGATAAGTGCTTGTAAGAAATCAGGATTGTTGACGTAATGTTTTGTTTTAGACATATGTGGGTTTTACTTTATAACTCCATGGATTAATTGCTAACGATACTCTTTGCCCTTCAAATTTTTCCACGCAATGATGTATGCCAGGAGAAAAACATAAAAGACTATTTTGTTTTGGTTTGATTGAAACATGCTCAGTAATGAAGTGACCACCGAAAATCAAATCTACTTTAGGGTAGTAAACGATACTGCAAATAGGAGAGTTACCTTCCGAGTTTGTTTCATCGGTATCATAGTGCCAACCCTTATCGACGTTGTAGTTCACCCAATATTCAAAACCAACCATACTGGATAAATCAAAAAACTTTGAAACACTCAATAATAAACTACCTACTGCTGAATCAGAAAGTTTTTCAGCATCATTCAAGGTAAAATCTTTCCAATTGAATGGTACAGGAAATTGACAATATCCCTGAATTTCTTTTTCTTGCTGTTCATTAAGAACATCTTCCACTATAACTAACATTTATTTACCTAAAAAAAGACTTGACAACTTTTGAACTGTCACATACAATCTCGGTGTTGCCTTTCATCAATGTATTAATTTCTTCTTGGTACCTGGTTCCTTTGATTGAATCATCTCTTTGATTTCTTCATCTATGTCATCCAAGAGGACTTCATCTAGTTCTTCATCGGTTGCTTCATCAAGCAATGCTTCATCAATGATTCTCTCACTTTGTTCCATTACTTCATTTGCTTCTTTAACTGCGTTGTTGTAATATTCAATCAGTGATTCTTTTGGTTCAACGAAGGTCAATACTTCATGTTTGTATATCTCAACCACATTTTGTTGAATCAATTCTATAGGCAACCATGGACTCATCATAACCATTGATTTTGAAACACTTAATCGTTTAAAGAATAAAGACATTGGATTTTCTAAAATCAACATATGATTTGGCATTTCAATGAAGCTGGACATAATATCTCCACCATCTTTAAGTCTTATAATTTTAGTTTGTTTAACCATTCTTTATCTCTATATTGTAAAATTTGTATGAGAACTTCTCATCATCATACATTTTAATTCTTTCTATCAAATGATGCAAGGTAAAATTGGTATGTTTGCCTGTTCTAAAATCATCAGCAATATCGAATAAAGTAGCTTCTTCTTTATTGTCACCTTTACGTAAACTACGACCAATAGATTGCAAGTTTCTTATTCTAGATTTTGATGGGCTTGCAAAGATAACATTGTGTAAGTTTCTTATATTAATACCTGTTGAGAATGTACCATAAGACGCAACAATGATTGCATCGTTTTCTTTTTCGGTGATAGCTCTTGTTTGCTCTCTAACTTCAACGTCTGTATTACCGTAAACTAAGAATACTTTTCGTTCTTTACTTTCCAACTTTATGATTTCATAAAGTATTTTTCCATGCTTCTCAACAAGCTGAAATAAAATTAGAGAATTACCCTTCAAAGACAAAGCAAGATTCTTGATAAAAATATTTCTCTGTTTGTTTTGTACTATGTATGTTAGTTCTTTTTGGTAGTCCCATTTGCGACTCAGTGTGCATACTTCTTCAGGATATTTTAGAACAAGACATTTTATTTTGAAGTCTGCAATATGTTTGTTGTCCATCAACTCTTTAGTCGTTGTTACTTTCAGTACAGGTCCGAATAGCCCCTCAAGAACCAACTTATGCGTTTTTGTTCCGTCTAATGTTCCAGTGCAACCAATTCTATACATTGCATTCTTCATGTTAGTCATGATTGTTGCTAAAGATTTTGCTTTAAAATTATGTGCTTCATCTCCAAGAACAAAATCAAATTGCTCAAAGTATTCTGGTTCTTTATTGTAGATTGATTGCCAAGTTGTGATGGTCAAAAACTTATCTGTCACCTTATCTTTACCAGCATATTGTCTATGGCAATATTTTTCAACATCATAGCCATAAGACTTGAAATCGGAATACATCTGCTCAACAAGAGATGTGGTAGGTACAATTAACAGACCCTTATTGCACTTTGTCTGAATGTATCGTAGAATAAGATATTGAATGAGAGATTTACCAGATGCGGTGGGCGATAAGAGTAGCACTCTGCGATTTCTAATAGAATGAACAAACGCCGTTATCTGGTATTCTCTTTGTTCAATTGTATCAGGCAAATTCAATGATGAAGCAAAATCAATTGCTTCATTGACTGAAAAATTGTCAGTCAGATTTACATTGCTATCAAAATGTATTGAATAGCTTCTTTCATTACAGAAACGTTCGATGTAGGGAACTAGCCCATGATACATCTGGTTTGTTCTTAAATCGAACAAACGTATTTTTCCATCCCACAATTTATTTTTGTATGCAGGTGTGAATTGAAAACCGGGGACAAAAAAAGTGAAATAGTCAGAAAGTTCTTGTGCTAAACTTCTCTCACACTTCACATGAATGAAAGATTCATTCTTTTTTGAAATTATCAAATCCATCTTCTACTTCTTCCCATGTGCTGTCACCCATCAATCTCACTGTCATAATATATGTATAGTGACCAGGTAAAGCACTCCAACTGTTCGGTGCATTTATGCTAAGAACGTTTTCATTTTTATAAGAATTAAAATAGACATAATAATAATGTCCATGAACAACTCTGAAACCATATTTACACTGATGCATTATCTCACTCACTTGCATCCGATTAGCTAAAGCTTCAGCTTGTCTTTTCAAGACATTGACCTGTTCCATAATTCGGTCATATTCTTGTTTCGCATTTAGCTTACTGACATTTAGTAAAATGTCTTTTTCTTTTTCAATAGCTATAGGTGCGAATGCAGGACTTCCTAGTTCCATAGGATAAGGAAGACTACTTCTTCTCATCGGGTCATGTTCATCTAATTCCATTATACACCTTGTATAAATCTTTCCCACTCAATGAAAGATTTTAATTGAAATGTTCTACTATGCAACTCTTTAAGAATTGCTTCACATGCAGAAACCATTTCTTCATTTACTATTTTTGATGCAAGATACTTATTCAGTTCTTCATCTGCTTCCATGTAAGTGGTTATATCTGATTTGAGTAGAAATGGAAATGGGTCTAGACCATATTTCTTCAAATCATCATTGTTCATCTTACCAGTATAATATTCCCAGCGAATCTTTTTAACTCGGTTATATTTGAACTCTGAATCTTTAACCAATAACTTATGCCGAGAAAGTATATTCAAATACTTACTATGTAATTTGGGTATATCAAGCAATGCTTTGCCTGGTTCTGTTCTATCAATTTGGGAATCTTTTTCCCATTCAGCCATTAAATCATCAAGTTTACTCATTACAATACCTCCATCACGGAGTATACATCAATTAAAACATTTTTTCAATATTATAGTAGGTAAATCTGAATGTGGCATCAGAAGTTAGAATGCTTTCTGGACTATCTGAAGTTGAAAGTACAAAAGAGGAAAGCGAAGTGGGGAAAACATCATAAAATTTAAAACGATAATACGGTTTAAATGTTGAAGAATAAATTGTCAAGGTTGCATCCGAAAACTGTGGCTGCGGTGGATTGGCAGGCTTCGACAATTTAGGTAACTTTTTATAATCAGCAAATGATTCTGGGAATGTCATTGCACGAATCCAATCATGTATTTCAATCCAAGAACGCATTTCTTCATCAATAGCAAATGTTACGTTAATCATATCGTAAATTGCTTTTTCACCCGGAGAATACATTTCTACAAAAGGTGTTGTAATTGGAATTTCACCCATTGAAATACCAGGTAATGTCACCGCTTGACAGAAATATTCGATATTTGGTGCTCTATTAAAAGTAAACTGAAACTTATTAGGATGTAAAAAGTTTTGATTTACTGGAGTATTTTGAACTGGAATATTAGTCATGTTATTATTTATGCATAAAAAAAAGAGGAGCATCTCTGCTCCTCTTTTAAATACCTCTCTTAATGGAGGCTTAGATTACATAATGTTCGAAATCTTGAACGCTCTGTAGTAGTTGTTGCTTGTTTGTGTCAAAGCACCGCTACCTTGAGTTGTACCTTCAGCAAATGGGTTAGCAACTAGACCGTAACGGGTCTTGAAGCCAATCTTTGGCTGGAAGTTGTTTGTATCAACTGCACGAACCATTTGTAGAGGAACGTATGGGCAGTAGAACAAACCAGCATCATAAGCATTAGAACCTTTGAAACCAACAACCGCGAATTCAGAAGTAGCACCTGCTGGGAAGTATGGGTCAATATAAACCTTGATACGACCAAACAATGTACCAGCAAAAGTATTACCAGTGTCGTCAACGGTTAGGTTAACTTGACCACCCAATGCTGAGTTATAGTCAAGAATACCAGCCATAGCTAGAGCAGAAGCAACGTCAGATGAGCAAATCATCACGTTACCTTTACCACGACGAGTCAACTTAGCGATTTGGTTGGCTTCACGCTCAACTTGGAATGCCAAGCCTTTAACTTTTTCAACCATCCAACGACCGTTAGAGTCGGTGTCAAGGTCAAATGTACCAACTGTAGTAGTACCGGTTTTGCAACCAACTTTAGCAACAGTGTAAATGGTACGTAGAATTTCACGGTTAATTTCAGCAAGAATTTCTGTAGAAAGAATGTTGCTCAATTCGGTTTCTGCGTCAAGACCATGAACAGCTTTCAAGTCTTGTGCAAGTTCCATTGAGTATTCTGCTTTCAACGCACGGGTTTTTGCAGTAACAGTAACTTTTTCAATGCTGAAACCCATCTCTAGAGGAGTTAAATCTTCAGCAGTAGCAGTTGCCATACCACCAGCAGTGTTAGCATCAAAAACACCAAATGGACGGTCAGAAGTAGCAGACTTAAGACCTAATGCTTGCTGTACAGTAGCAGATGCACCAGAGTGAGCGGTATTAGCTTCGTTGTAGAAAGCTTCAGAACCGCTTGAAGGAGTGCGGTCAGTACCGTACATAGAACGCATTGCGAAAATCATACCGGTAGGACCAGTCATTGGCTGAACGCCGCAAATGTCATACGCAATAAGATTAGGCAACGAACGACGAACCAAGCTAATTAAGATTGGGTCGAAACCGGCAACTGGACCAGTAGCAGTAGCACTAGCACCGAAACCACCTGTACCAGCAGAGTTGGTAGGAGCGGTTTCATTAAGAATACCCGCTTCTTTCTGCATTGCTTGAACTTGGTTTTCAAGAATAACAGCAGTAACGGCACGCTTGTAAGGGTCAGAAATTTTTGGTAGGTCAGCATGTTCTAGAACAGGCGCCCATTTTTTTTGTAATTGTTCGGAAAGAAACATCTAATATCTCCTTGTTATTATTTAATTAGATTCGGTTGGTTTTTGTAATTGACTGAACAATAGAATTCATAAAAGCATCAGAAACAACTGTTTGCTTTTCTTCTTCTACTTGCTCATTTAATTGAGCTTCGTCTGCCTTTTTTACACCAGATGGGAAATAGTTTTCACGAATAGTCTCAAGTTTTTGTTTGAATTCTTCCTCTGTGGAAAATTCTACACTCTCTGCAAGTGTTTTAATTTTTTCTACTTGAGTCGCGGTTAAACCTTCGCAAACTTCATGTGTAACTTCGGTCTTAAATGCTTCGATAAGTGCCTTACGGTACTCAACGTTACGCTCAACTTCTTCGTTTAGTTTGGCTTCAACTTCTTCAAGTTTGCCTGCCAACTCATCAACGAGGTCAACTTTTTCAGATGGAACATCAATATAATGTTCCGCAAATAGGTTACGCAAACCATTAATGAAATCTTCAGTGATTTCAGAACGGATGCCTTTTTCGATAGCAATTTGGTTTTCTTCCATCCATTGCTCAACGACATAACCGATATAGTCATTTACTTTATCAGTCAAATCGGCTTTAACAGTTTCTACGGCTTCTTCAAGCATAGAAGCATATTTGGCTTCAGTTTCTTCTTCGATTTGTTTTACGCGGTCATAAACACGCGCTTCGAAAACAGTTTTAACTTTACCTTTAAATTCTTCAGAAATGGTAGAATCATCTGCGAATAATGATTCAACATCAGCAGTTAAGTCTACTTTTTCTTCAGCAACAACTTCACCATCTCTTTGTTCTTCTTCCATCTTTGCAGATGCGGCAGAAGCTTTTGTGGTAGGTGCTGTTGCACTCTTAGATGTAAATGTCATCTTGTGTGAATCGTCATCAGGCTTCGCGTTTTCTGGGGTTGGTCCGCCAGCAACTTGAATTTCACCTTCTAACTTTTCAGCAGGCATAGCGTTCTTGCCCTTACCAGCGGCTAGAATTTCTGCGGCAGCCTCAAAAAGTTTATTTTTAGCCATTAGGAATCTCCTTTTGTGTTATTTATTTATAATTATTAAAGTTTTGAAATAAAGTTTTCAAAGAGGCGATATGCCACTTGTTCTATTTCTTTGCTTGAGGCTCTGCGAATTTGATGTTTTGCTCTTTCAATATCTACCTCAACGTAACGGCCTTCAACGAAAAGCCATTCTTTATTTTCCATGATACCATTCACGAAAGCACCTGGAGCAGATGGGTCAGCTACAACGTCAGCAGCCGTTGCTAGTCTAAAGTCATCAGCAACAATGCTAATACCATTATCTCCAGGCAACAAAGAACCCATACCTCTTGATGAAACACCTAGGCTAACTCCAGACTCTATGAAATTTTTAACAATGTTGCCGTATGGTGTTTCTAAAACTCTTGCTTTACCAATAAATCTATTTTGGTCATCTTCTCTCAAAGATTCAATCTTGATACAAACTCTTTCAAGATTGATAGAAGGCGTATCTGGATGACCAAGTTCACCTAATGCGCGATTACTTCTAATATATTCGTCTGTATAACGATTAACTTCTTCGCGCAAAGTATCAATTTTATACATTCTACGATTACGATTGGCTTGTTCACCAACCAAGAAAACACCTTCAATATAAAGGTTTTTCTTTCCTGATTCTGTTGTTTCAGTTAAGTATTTAACTTCTTCAACATTTTCTCTAATTAATTTCATAGAGGTGCTCCTGTATCAGCATCAACAGTAAATGTTGCAGTCTTACTTACGACCAATAACAAAGTACCGTCTGTACCTGAATTTGTTACAAAGATGTTTGCTGAAGCAGTGTTACCAATACTCACATCATATTGTGCAAAAGGTAAATCATTTTCACCAAACAAATTCAGAACAGGAACTCCTGTTGCATCATTACCTCTATAAACAATCCATTTACCATCAGTAGATGAAGTTAAATGTGTAATAGAAGCACCAGTAATCAATTCAACTTGAGTGTTGGTCGACAGTTGATTTAAGTTGATTCTCGTAGCAGTGTTACCTGTTACACGAATAACTGATTTCGAACGCTTTGAATTTATAATTTCAAATGGCATTTTATTTTATTCCCATTGATTTGCGGCGGCGCATTGACATTTTTCTTCTCATCAGTGTTCTGTTCAATTTTGCTCTGCCTTTTGTTTTCCAGTATCTCTTTAGCTTTCTAGCTTTTTGTATTCTTTGCATTGCAGGTATTCTTTTTAAAGTGTTACCTGAAATACGATATCCTTTAACTGCTGAACGTTTTACATTTCTTTGTACAACGATTCTGCCTTTAGTATTTCTTCTAATTCTACGACGAATTTTTTGTATTCGTCCTTGACGGATGATGTTTGCTTCGTTTAAAGAATCATCTTCCAAATCCACATCTTCATATATATCTGCCGAAATTGTTCTCTTTTCCTGTTCAAGCCTTTTTGCGGCAACTTCATTCAAGCGAGAGTATATAAATTTTTTCGCTTCTAAATGTTTACCCTCAATGATTAAATCTATTAATCTCATTGCTTGTTAAGAACAAATTCTTTTAGTTTTTCAAAGGTTTCTTTTGATTCATATAACATTTCAAAAAACTTTTGTTTATTTTCTTCGTCTAATTTTTCATATACATTTTCAAAAGCAATATCAGTTTCTTCATCGATTGTGATGACAGTGCCATCATTTAATTTGAATTGATATTCTTCTGTTGACTGAACTAGACCTGCTTCTTTACCTACAAATGGTATTGCAAATTCTCTTTTTAGTTTGTCACTATTATATGTTGCAACTCTGAGTCCATTGGGGTACAAACGAACAGCGGTTCTTTTTAAAAGAATAATGAAAGGTGGTTCTGAAACAACAGCTTCTTCTAAAGAAACTTCTTCTTTCATTTCTTCTTCATCTTCTTTGTCGAGAACCACTCTATGCGCTCTGACTTTTTTACCTGATGCACTTAGTTTGTAATCTGCGGTATCAATGACACCTTCGCTGACGGATTTTTTAGCCTGACGGAACATTTGTGGATTATTTGTAATCAACTCAACCATCTTGTTGAAAAGATTTTGTATAATCGCTCTATCAGCACTAGTAAACTGTGGCTTATCTTCACCCATCTTTGCAAGAATTTGATGCATACGTTGAATCTGTGCTTTGTTACCTAAACCAGCACGAACTAAAGCATCGAACTTTGAATAGTCCTGCTTTTCTTCTTCAACTATTCTAAACTCTTGCAAATTTTTCATTATTGTTGTTCAGCTTCTGTATTGACGTTTTGTTCTTCAGCAGATTCTTCTTCTTTGCCAGTAAAAATAGTAGAAGCCATTTCTTGTTTTTTAGCTTCCAATTTTTCAAATGCAGTAGAAGAAAGCAATTCTTCTAGAGCATCTTTAGCTTCAGCAGATTGTCCTGCACCTACCAAATCAATGAATTGTCTTGCGTCCATAATATCTCCTTATTGATTATTTATTACTCTACTGAAACGTTTAACTATGTTATCTAGTTCTGGTGTTTCAGTTTCAGAAGAACCTCTATCGCTTACATTATCTTCTGGTGGAAATTGTTCAGCAGTAGGTTGTTCTGGTTGTTCTTGCACAGGTTGTCCGTTCGGACCCATAGGCACAGGTTCAGGTTCTTTTTCAATTTGTTTGTTCATTTCTTCAATATCTTCATCAGACATTTGAAGAACATTTTTCTTCACCCATTCTTGTGAGTAGTATCTGCCAACGTATGGGTCAATTGTGCCTAGAATCTGCAATCTATTTTGCAACAATTCTGCATCACGCAATTCAGCAAAGTTATTATCTTTCTTGTAATCATAATA